CGAGGGAAGCCGGGGAGCCCGTGCTGTCCTGGATCTCGCCGGGCAGCGCGGTGGCGCCGACGTAGACCGAGAACTCCAGTTTGTATTCTTTGGCGCCAGCAGCCCCAGCGACGCCGCCAAGCTTGCCGTTCAGGTCGGTGGCAGAAATGCGCACGGCCATGCCGTTGGAGTAGGTCAGCGAGAAGTCGCGGGCCATCATCTCGGACCCACCGAACCACAGGCGGCAGAGGTCGACGACGGCGGGGCTCCCGGCGGTCGGTTCCGCATGGGTCGGGTTGGCCTCGGCAACATCGCTGTGCGTCGACGGTGACCACACCGACGTGAAGCCGACGATCCCGGCGTTGCTCATCTCAAGGGCAAACGACATCGGCGCACAGCCGAAATAGTCGCGGCGCCAGTCCTCACCCTCGGCAGAGAAGAACGCGTGGGGGTGATGCGTGACGGCGTCGTCAACGGTCCAGACCGCAGCACGAAACACCGTGGCGGCCGTGGTCGGGGTGCCGGTGAATGGGTGTTCGAGGGTGATGGCGCCAGCGGCGGTCGATGCAACCTTGCCGACCTCGAAACCGTCTGACGTGGCAAACCCGACCACCTGCCCGGCGGCGTAGTTGGTCTCACTGGCGACACCGACAATGCCAGAGGCGGGCGTGTGACCCGAGGCGGCAACCGTGGTTGCGGTCGACGTCGTCGCCGCAGCCGCAGCCCCGAACATGGCGCGGAGGATCAGCCCCTGCTCCATCTTGGCTTCCCAGTCGGCGACCGCACCACCGCTGTTTGTGTCGACGCCTCGGAACTCGGTGGCGAGCGTGATGTCGCCGGTGTTCTGCACGCCGCGAATATGGCTGTAGCGACGACCGGACAGCGAACGCATGTTGCGCGCCAGCGGGTCACGCGGGCGCGGCAGGAAGCTGGCGCCGTCGTCGGTGGGACGCAGCGGGAACAGCGTGCCTGGGGTGTTGCTGAAGGTGAACGCGTCGGTGTGGAGCGCGTAGCGGAGGGTCGAGAGCCGGGCAACGTCAGTCATGGTAGGTCACCTCAAGGTTGATTCGCAGACGTCGGCGACCATCGCCAGACTCGATCTCGAAAGGAGCGATGTTGTCGCCGTCGACGTTGACAGCCACGATTCCCGACGTCGGTCGGTCCCAGTTGGACCCGAGCGAGTAGGCTTTGATCAGGTCGATGGCGTCACCCACCATGGCCTCGTCGAGAGCGTCGGTTTTGTTGTCGGCGACGTACTCAACGACGAGCTGCACCGTCGCACGCCACCACGTCGTCGACGTCGTGAAGGGGCCTTTGCCATAGCCCGACAGCGTGCGGAGCCAGAAGCGGCGCGAGTCGCCAGTATCGGCGTTCTCGTCGCCGTTCTTGTCGTGCTTGAATTTGGCTGGCAGACCGTTGGCTTTCGTCGAGACGGCAACGCCCTCGCCGATGGCGACCAGACGACGGCGTGCGAGTGCCCACGTCATCGGGTCAACCGGATCTGGATGCGAGGCTCAAACCCTGGCACAGGAACGTCTGGCGTCTCTTCTTGGCCACGCACAGCGAGGTCGATGCGGGCGAACGTGGTCGCTTTGGTCTGCTCGTAGGACGCTTCGAGGCGGGCAACGTAGTCGTTGTCGCTCTGTGGCCACTGGCGGGCAAGGTGCAGCACGGTGGCAATGGCGTGGAGCGGCACCAGCACATCGTCGGTGATCACGTCCTCGTCGAGGATGCCTTTAGCCGCAAGCAGCGGTACCATGACGGCCCGCCACGAGGCCTCGATCGATTCCTCCAACGTGGTGTCACTCGACGACGACAGCTTTCGCGCCACGGGGTAGATCTGCGTCAACTCCGTAACGGTCAGCGCGATCGACGTGATGCGGCGGACGACGCGGAAAGCCTCGTCCCATTCGATCACGACGCCGTCAACGGTGGCCCGAAACAGAACGTAGCCGCTGCCAGGGTCCGACGTCTGCGCAGCCGTGAGGGCGACACTGACGGCGATGCCCTTGAAGGCGCTCCCGTTGGCGACGTCGGCCAACAGGGGCTCGGCGAGGTAGACCGTCGTGGTGCTGCCGCTGTTGGTGGCCTCGACGACGAGGCTGCGCCCATGCACAGAGTCAATCAGCAGGTAGCGGTTCCCCGCGACGATGGTCTGCGCAATCGCCAGCGTGATGGACTCGTCGCCCTCTTGCTTGGCACCTTGCGTCGTCGTCGACACGGCCTCGACGGTCGCGGCAACGTAGGCGGTCGCCTCGTCGGCGTCGGTGGGGGCAACGCGGCGGGCAGTGGCCAATGTGGCGACGCCAGACGGACGCACAACGCCATCGCGCGCAATCCGAGGGTACGAGACGACCGTTTGCGTTGAGCCAAGCAAGACGCGTTGCATAGCCGGTTATGTAACAGGTTTGGTAGCGGCTGTCACCCGAACAGCTTCGCCTTGTCCAGAAGCACCGCGAGTTGGCGTTCCTCGTCTGGCGTCAGCCCCAGCCATGGGCGGGCTGCCATGTTGGCCGTCCCGTGCTCGATCCAGTAGCCCAGCACGTTGTGGGGTGGCCCTCTGGAGCCGGTTCGCTTGGCGCGGCCCCCTGCGAGGCTCACAGATGGCGAGGTGCCAGCGTCGGGGGCGATGGTGAATCGCAGGCTGTTTGCCGAGACATCGATCGACGTCACCTTGACCGAGTTGAGCAGGCCACCCGTCAGCCGTAGGTCGACCGATGGATCTTCCCCGCCCCGCTGGAGTGCCTGACGGTATGACTCCCGATAGGGAGCGAAACTGGACCCCATCGACGAGATCCCCTTGCTGGTCCGCCGCACGATGGTGCCGGGAACGAACGCCCTGATCAGTTTCTCAACCTTGGAAGCGTCGAACTTATACGGCTTCCCAGTGCGGCGGATGGTGACGCCCATCAGGGCACCACAACGAGTGAAGACCCATCAGGCCGCAGAATCGGGATGCCCTCCTCCACGCATGTCTCGACGAGGGTCGGCGCCCACGAGTGCCGACAGTTGTAGCCGCCGCAGTAGTCGTCGGCGGGAAGCCCCTGGCCGTTATTGAGGCGGGCCGGGTCGGTGCACGCCTTGCCCACCCACTGCTTGCAGAATGGGCGGTTCTTGGCGTCGCGGGGACCGACGTAGACGTAGACGAGGTCGAGGTCAGACGCCGCAGCCGCCGCAAGGATGGCACGCCGTCCCGCTGCCATGATTGCCGCATCGACAGCCGCGCTCGCCTGCACGTAGGTGGTGGCCATCCGCTGGCGCACTTCCTCGACGACGTCGGCCAGCGAGCCCCCCGACAGAATGCCTCGGCTGACCGCGTCCCGCATCTCGGGGACGGCGCCCCTGAAGACCTTGACAACGTCGGCCACTTGCTCATTGACGATGCCGTCAAGGGTCGCGCGCACATCGACAGGCAAAGACGACGGCGGAGCACCCATCACGGCTTGCACGGCCTCGATTGCCCGGCGTCCTGTGAGCGATTCCAGCGCCTCGCCTTCCGCCAGTAGCCGTTCCTGCACCTGACGCATGACAGCGGCTGTGGTTTGACCCTGACGACGCACAAGGCTGTCCTTGCCCGGCACCGTGTCGAGAGACAGCAGGATGCGCAGAAGGTCGCGCTCAAGCGCCGACTCCAGCCGACGGAGGTCGGCCACAGCAGCGTCAGCGACGACCCCGGCGGCGGCGGCACCGCTCATGGGGTGTTGTCCGTGGTGTCCGTCTCGGTCGTCTCACGGACCGACGCAAACGGCGACCCCTTGAGCGTGCCTGGGATGGCAGCGGGTGCCCGCGTCTTGGCGATGTACGCCTCTGCCTCTTCACGGTCCGCCGACAGCCCGAGCATCACGCGCGCGTCGGGGGCGTCGATGACGCTGTGGTCAAGGAGCGCCAGCACGCGCTCTTGTTTGGCCGTGTCGTCTTCGTAGCCGGGGGCCTTCTGCGGCATCATGCGCGCCACCAGCCCGTCAGCGATCGTCGTCGTGGCGTGCTCACGGATGAGCGACAGCAGGATCGGCAACACCTGCCGGTTCTCCACCTGCACCCACGCGTGCGCCAGCCGCGACAGTTTGCGCTCATGGGGGATGTTGGCGATCAGGCGGGACACACCCGACAGCGGCGGGCCTTGCTCCACGGTGTAGGCCGATGGGCTGTTGCTCCGGGTGATGGCCAACTGCTTGGTGGTCCGGTCCGCCTGCGCACCCATTTCCTCGAGCTGCGGATCGACGCGAACGGCCTCGAACCGCTCTTGCGGCCCAAGTTTGTTGACGGCATTTGGCCCGACGGTCAGCGCCGTGCTGTCGACGGCGGTTCCGTAGTAGTTGAGGATCGGGGAGGCCCCGTAGTCCATGGCCAGCCGCATGGCTGCATCGTCACAGTTGATGGTGTCGACGACGCCAATCAGGTCGACGTCGACGTCGATCCACGGCGACCCCGACGGGATGCCGGTTTGCGCAATGAACCACGGGAAGCGCCCTACGAGAGGAGCCGTCTTCACGACCTCTTCACCATCGGCAGTCACGACGCCACGGACCCACGGGCCATAGGTGCCAGCGACGAGGGCCGGGTCAAACTTGCGAGAGTAGACCTCGTATGCCACCTGCGACGGGTCTGGTGACGACGTCTCGGCAATGAGCAACACCGCTTGGGCCAGCGTCGTGTAGTCGGTGGCCATTGGGTGCATCACGATTCCCACCTGATCAGGCCAGTACAGGGGCCACGACGCGCGCCCACCCTGCGGGTCTTCGGCGTCTTCGATCCACATACCCTTGCCCACCATGGTGCCAGAGACGGTTCCGCGCATCTCCATCTCGCCCATTGCCACGTCGAGGCCGGACGATTCGATGGCGTCGGCGAAGGTCTGTGCATCAGGCACAGCGTCGTCAATCTCGCCTGCGGCACCCTCAAGCCACCGATCGGGCGGCAGGACGTAAACGCCCGAGTCCTGTGCGGCGATCATGGCAAGGTAGTTGAGGCCCGTTCGGGGCATCGATTCGTGCGTCTGAGGGAATCGCTTGATCAGCGCGGCGTCGATGTGGCCCTTCTGGTTGCCCGAGTATCGTTCGCGCACACCCTTCATGACGTCGTCATAGCCCTGCGACTTGCGGCGCATGGCTGCCCGTTTGGCTTCCTCGAGTCCCACCTTGTCGACGCCTGCGGCGAGGGATGCGACAAGGTCAACAAGGCGCTGTGTCTCACGGTCCATTGGTCAATCCAGTCCGCCCCGTGGGGCTGTGCGGGGAGCATACCGCTGGGCAACGCGCAAAGCACGCCCCGCGAGAGGTGCGTTGGGCTTGGGCCGTTCGGTCGGGAACTGCCAATGAATCAGGTAGCCGATGGCGTCCGCCGCGTGGTCCAGGCCCTCTTTCTTGGATGGGGCGTCACCATCGTAGGGCTGTTGCTCGAACGTCGACACCATGCCCGGTGCCCCGTCGAGATCCACCGTCAGCCGCTGGTCCCGTAGCATGACCTGGACGTCGTTGACGCGGTCCACGATCGGCGGGTTGGCAGCGCCATGCATCGGCGTGAAGCCCGCTTGCTGGAGCAAGGTGACATGGGTCTGGGCCGTCACGGCAGACCTGGCAGACCCCGATGCGTCACAGAACGCCTTGATCCGCATCTCGCGCACCTCGCGACGGGTGACGCGCTCGCCCCGCGCATTGAGCAGGTCGACGATGTAGTCGATCATCTTCTCGGCATGGGTGTCCGTCGTCGTTGGCGTTTTGGCACCACCCACAAGCTCACCCATCACATGCACGCGGCGGGTGCCGTGGTTGACCTCGACGACGAGCCAATGCATCCCGAACACGTTGAAGTCGCACGCGATCTGAATCTCGCCGTGCCC